CAAAGTAATTAAAGATGAATTCTCTTACTTCTTTTAATCCTTTTACAGCGATAATGATAGAAATATCTTTCTCAATCTTTTCCTTATATTTATTATATTGATCTTCATTTGCTACAAATAAATAAATATCATTTGGTTCATATCCATATGATAATAAAAGGTTGATAGATTTTTGCTGAATGGTTTCATATCTTTCATATGAAGGGATAACTATTTTCATTTAAATATTTAAAATAAAAAAATATTTAATAATAATAATGACTTGGAATCCTTTATGGAATACAACGAGTAGGGTTTTGATTGCTCCTGTGGTTATACCGACCCTTTCATATGGATTATATTATTTTATTACTCTCCCTCGTGAGGCACCTACACTGAGCGACCCTTCACATAAAAATTATAATCCTTTTACATTTAATCAAAAATAAAAAATCTAATTGATATATATTATGAAAGTTGCTTTTGTGATTCCTTCAACTACTAATGGAAGAGATGAATGGTCTTCAGCTGAGGATACATATCTGTGGCAGATATTATGTACGAGTTTGGATAGATATACTCCTCAACACGATATTAAATTATTTGTAGGTTATGATGAAGATGATAGAATATATTCAATAGCAGATGAAAGATTAAAATTTAATGCAAGATTTGATAAATTCAGGATTGAATGGTTCCCTATGGTGAATCTTAAAGGTAAGGTGACAACTATTTGGAATAAACTAGGTGAAGAAGCATTGAAACAAAATTATGATTATATTAAGGTTTTAGGTGATGATATTAGATTACCGAATGATATAGGATGGTTAGGATGTATGATAAATAAATTAAAGAAAAATGATAATATAGGTTTTTCAGCAGGTTGGAGTAATAATGATCAAATACCTACACAATTTTTAATTCATAGAAATCATATTAATATATTTGGTTTTATATATCCACATGAAATACCAAATTGGGGATGCGATAACTGGATGTATGACATCTACCCTGAAAAATATAGAAACTGGATTAAAACTTTTCCCCTGCTTAACGTGGGGGGACAGCCTCGTTATCAGATTCACTTCAGTGAAACATTTGTTAATGCGGTGGTGCGAAGGTATAAACCTAAATTTAATAAGTTTTTGTCGCAAAAAAATAATTGATGATATTATAAATATGCCCTCAAAGAAAAAGGTTAAATTTCAGCCGAGACCTATTGATGCGATAAGGGAACTATTTGAAGAACAGCAATTACAGATTAGTGACTTAACCGAAATCATTAAAAAACAGGATGCAGAAATTAGAACTCTCAAAGCAAAATGGAATGCTAGGGAATCGTTAGAAAAAGAAAGGAAGGAAGAAGAAGAACGTAAAAAAGCAGAGGAAGATAAATCTTGGTTTTGGGCGAGTCGAACTTCAGAATGATGCGGTTTTTCATCAAAATTAAAATATATTAAGTAATTATAAATAATGTTAATCGGCAAAGTATATAAATTATCATCCCCTGATTGTGATAAATTTTATATTGGAAGCACTCATTGTAAATATTCTTCTGTAAGGATGGCTCACCATCGTCAAAACCACAGAAGGGGATGGAAAGATTATCAAGGATTATTTGATAATGGAGATCCTAAAATGGAAATTTTAGATACAATTGAATTGAATGGAAGAGAAGAAGCGTGGAAACTCAGAAAATTAGAAGAAGAGCATTCACAAAAATATGATAATCTTATTAATTTAAGAAGATGTTATTTAAGTGATGATGAAAAAATCAAAATTAGAGATATAAGCATAAAAAAATATCATTCCTCTCCACTAGGTAAATTAGCGAAGAGAAAATCTACTTTGAATGCTAAATTAAAGAAAATTGAAAATAATTCATATAAGAAGACTATTCATCCTTCAGTTGTAAAACAGATAAAGGAAGAGTTAAAATTTATTAATGAACAGCAAGAGGTTTTACGATGTAGTAAAGATTCACAATAATTTTAGATTAACTAACATATTTGATTCATAACCATTAGATCCAGATTGATCCTTACGTTTCCCACAATTTAATCCATATTCAGATTTTTCTTGCCATTTTTTTAGTTCACATTTAAAAGTTTTCATATCTATTTGATTTTTATTATAAATATCAACTAACGAACACCATTCTTCAAAATTATCATATAATGTTCTAATATTTGTAGGTGCGATAGATGTCTTATTATCTTCTGCTAATACATTATCCGCTGGCTCACAACTTTGTTCCATCCATTTAGCGATAATTTTACAAGGTGATTCTGCGAATGTATCAATGATACTTTTATAAAATTTAAGATCAATTTCAAGAGATAAATTTTTTTTATTTATTTCAAGATATTCTTTATGTAATCTATCAAATTGTTCTTTATGAGATTTAGTAAGTTTTTCTTTCATATTTTCATTCTTTTTAGATAAATCAATTATCATATATTTGAGAGTAATTTCACTAAAATTTTTTAGAGTATTGATATCCATTTCTTTAAACACACAATCTATATACAAATCTTATCTTTAAACTAAAATCAAATTTCTCGATTTATCTGCGGTTTGCTTGTAATAATGTTTTTAATCTTTCATTTTCTTTTTTCATTTGATTATGTTCATATTCAAGATGATTTAATTTATTCTGTTTAATAAGTAATAAATCAACTAAAAAAGTTTTAACATTATTACCTCCTTGAGATGATAATGATTTTTTAAATTTTTTCCTTTGTCCCTCAGTGATATTATTATGATTAGATAACATACTCTCTCTGATTAATTCAATCATTTCATCTTTATTTATTTGATTCGGAGTATATGAAGGCATTATAATTATAAAATAAATTATTTTTAAGTAATAGTTCCATTTTGGAACTTTTAGAGTTTTCAAGTCTGATAGTATCAGGATCAGATTTCAAAACAGATAAAATATGAAAAGTTCCATTTTGGAACCATAGAAATTTTTGACGACTTGTAAATTTAAAAGATATGTAAAATCAAACAAAAGATAATATCTATCAGTTTCACTAAATCACATAATTTGTATAATATTCATATGCTTCTTGAACTTCTCTAAATTCATCTTCGCTATCAGTTCCAGTTTTATCAGGATGAGTTTCCCTTACTGCTTTATGATATGCTTTTTTCATATCCTCATCTGAAGCCGACTTCTTCAAACCGAATATACAATAAGGATAATCTTCATCTAAATCTTCATATTCAAAATCATTACAAGGTGGGCGATCATCAAAAAAAGGATCAAATTTCCTCCAGAAATTTCTAAATTCACGCTCTTGATTTTCACGTTGTTTTCTCATTCTTTCTTGATATTCTCTTTCAATCCTTTCATCTAATAATCTTTGATATTCAATATAAGATTCATCTAAAGGTTTGTGTATTCCTCCATGTGGGGATTGATGTAAAGGATATGCGATACTCTCAAACATTATAAAATTTAAATATAAATATATTATAAAAATTATCTTTTAACGGGATTTTTGATTTTTCTGATAACTAAAATTGAATACATCTTTTTCTTTAACTTCTTTATCCTTTTTGATTCCTGATTCAACATCCACATAAAATTTAGTCATAGGCATAGGACATCCTTTTTTAGCACGACTCGTATCCTTTACATCTTTTACCTTTGGTTTAGTTTTCCTAATCTTCTTAGGCATTAATTATAATTTAATAAATTTAATTTTTTTGATGGTTCATATTATAAAATGTCTTTGATAATAACATCTTCACAGGATCCCAGTAATATTCCTCAGATAAGTATTTCTGCTCCTTATCAGTATAGGAATGATTTTAAATCAGGTGTTAAAATACCTGCTAATTCAGAGATAGCAGTTGAAAGTGTTAAACTGAATCGTAATCCTGCTTTAGATTATGAGCAGGGGCAGGTGACTCTATTTTGGATGGGGCAACGGCTCACTACAAATGCTTCACTAGATGATTGTATGTCTTGGATTATTCCGAGTATTAACCGAATAGATAGGAATTTATCTCCTTCAGATTTTCAAGAAAATTTTTTACCGATTATGAAAATGGCATATTCATTACATCCTGAAATTGATAGTAATAACATTACTATGACAGCCATTCATAATACTACATCTGTAATTCATCCTTTTCAGGGTTTCAGATATAATATTCCTCAAGTAGGTCTCTCGCCTGCTTCTGTAGTTCCACCTTCAGGCACTGAAGAAATTATATTCGGTAGTGGTGAATGGGATGGAACTACTGCTACAGCGACTTCTGCTGATACATACATGCAATTACAGCCTACTGGTTCTCAGGGTGGTCCGATAAGTTTATTTAATGGTGAAATTCAGTTTCAAAATTTTACAGGTAGTCAATTTACCTGTGGATTAATGCGTCCTATTTATAATAATCCTACTAATGCTGAATATATTACATCAAATCCTACATTAAGTCATTTTGCTGAAAGTGGACATAATGAAGGTGTAGGTGCTGATGAAGATCAAATGTATGATTATTGTGCTGAAGTAGGAGAAGATAATGTTTTACGCCTTTATCACGCTGTCCCTGATAGTGAAGGTAGTGGTAAATTAGTAATGAGTGAAATTGTATATTATCAGAAAACTAATAATGCTTCGGCTGCTAATAATGGTGACAATAGTTCATTCGCCACAGGCAATCCTATTCCATCTGCTTCCATTTCAGATATTACATTCACAATTCAAAATGAACAAGTAATCGTTAGTGCTTCAGGTGAAATAGTAGTGCGTGCTAATAAAACTACTTCGGCATCATTTAAGGATCAAGTCCCTAAACCCCTGAATCAAAACTGCTGGAAAATGTATCCTACTATGGGACTTTGGGATAATACTGATACTATGGATATTAATGCGTATCATTGTAGGACAAATTCAACTATGTTTAATAATATTCTCCCTAATAACTGGGCGTTCAAATCTTGTATTCATGCTGATATGGATACTGTATTTACAGAAGCATTAAATCCTGATACAAATGAATATGTTGTAAATCGTCCTTGGACAGGTGCTAAAAATTGGTCGAGAACTTTAGATTTTAGGGATGTTATGAAATCATTTGTGAATTATGAAAATCAATCAAACCCACCTCATACATCTGCTACAATGGCTTCTTATTTAAAATTAAATGGTTCTCTGATGGCATCATATGAACCTCTTATCATATGTGGAAAATCTGAAAGATATACACAAAAAATAATTCAAGAATGGACACCGAATAGTATGAATGTATTAGGGTTTGCTCCTTTTGCTGTTGCTCCCCTTGAAGATAGCACTAAATCTACCACAGGTCAAGCATCATTCACATCTACTACTCGCCCTTCTATGACTTCAGAAAATTCTACATTTATAAGAGTTCCTACTCTTAATCATAAAACCTTAAATTTTGGTACTGGTAATCCATCAAAAATTTTATTTCAGGTTCCACGATTTGATAATTCAGGTGCTGAAACAGGAGCATTATTCTTTCAAAATCCTGATAAAACCTACATAGATTTAAATAATCCTACTGATTTTACCCTTACAGATTTAGATGTTCATTTTGTAAGGAAGGATGAAACATTCGCTAAAGATTTAACTGGATCATCTGAAGTAGTATTTCATATAAGAGAAAAACCTAAATTATAAATATTAAAATTCTATCTTTTCTCTATCTTTTATTTTGTTTATCATATTATAAATGGATAAACTTTTACCGACTATTGAAATTCAGAAACCTGAACCTACTCCTGTAGATGAACCTGCTGTGAAACAAGAAAAATTACCTGAACAACAAGGGAACATGGATTTGATGGATGATATAGTATCGCAGAGTGAAGATAAGCCAGATGATCGTGATATTATAAATATTGAAGAGCGTGAAATACCTGATGAAGATGAAGTATTTAGTGAAAGAACACCTCAAAAAATATCTCCTGTAAATAATATTACAGATGAACCTTCAGAGTTCCCTGAAAAAAAGGGTAAACGTAAATATGTAAGGAAGGCTCCTATGAGTGATAAACAAAGGAATCATTTAGCAAGAATGAGAGAAATAGCATCTGAAAAACGTAGATTAGAGCGTGAGCGTAAAGCAAAGGAAAAGGAAGAAGCACTAGTAGCAAAGGCAGAAAAGAAAATATTAGAAAAGAAAAAAAAGGAAGAAGATGAATCATTAAAAAAACAAAGGGCAGAGCAAGAGAAGATTAATTACCAACCTAAACCTGAAAAGGTAAATGGATTTACAAAGGAAGATTTAGATAATGCAGTATTATCTGCGATATCACAATATGATACTTTGAGAAAACAGCAGAAAAAAGAAAAACGTGAAGCAGAAAAGAAACGTTTAGAAGAGGAAAAAATGAAAGCGACACTAGCAAGAGCGATTAATCCCACGCCTACTACTCCTAATGATCCTTGGAGGGGTTTTTTTACTTAAAAGGGAGTCATCAAAAAATTATAATGACAAAACAATTGAAAAGATTAAATATTCAACCTTATAATATCGCCATAAGACCTGTAGCGACTTCAGGGCATAGACATATTAATGAATTAAGAAGGAGGGGTAAAATTTCATATCATGTAAAATTTAAAAATGGTCGCTCACGCACATTTAAGGATGATAAAATACTCGCTCTTTGTTATAAATTCATAATGTTATTAAAAATTAAATCTAATATAATTTAAAAGATGGAATCTAAACCCCCTCAAATATTCCCTGTTAAAGATCCCCCTAAAGAAAAACCTAGGAAAATTACTCATCCTAATCTCCCTGAACTTCCCTGTATAATGTGTCTTGTGATGCCTACTAAATCAGGAAAATCTACAATATTAAGTAATATGATTCTTAGAGATGATTTTTATAAAGGAGCAATGGATAATATTACTATAATGAGTAATACAATTGATCAGGATGTCACCAGTAGATTTTTAAGGAAAGCCTGTGATTGTTATACTGGATATGATGATAACGTTTTAGCAGGTATCATAGAGCAACAGAAAACATTTGAAGATGATGAAAGACCTTTTATAGGTATGATTTTTGATGATATTTTAGGTTCAGTAAAAAGGAATAGTTATTTAAATCATCTTGTCACAAGGTCTCGCCATTATGGTGTAGGATTACTCGCGGTATCAGTTCAAAGTTTCAAAGCAGTCGGACCGACCATTAGGAACAATACTAATGCATTCATTTGTGGAAATTTACAGAATATGAGTGAACTAGATAAGATCTCATTAGAATTTTCAGGTATGTTCGGTGGTGATGAAAATTTCAGAAAAATTTATAAAAAAGCAACTGAACAAAGATATGATTTCTTATATTTAGATTTACAGAGTAATCCTGCTCGTGCTTTTAGAAATTTTGAAACTCAAATAGCTGATGGAGATAAATTACTCTTTGAAGGTGATTCACGAGTTCAGATGCCAGAGTGAGGCATTATTATCATAAAAATAAGGATTATCTGAAGTTGTATATATTTTCTTCTTTTCATTGTATATAAGCATTAAATCATATATATTTTCTTTAGGGACATGTCGCTTAAGCATATGATGTCCTGTTGTATGAAATACTAATCTACCTTTCCAAGTATCATATATTTTTATACTCTGTTTTTCTATGACTCTATTTTGAATATCTTCCATTATATCTAAAAATAATGGATTACGTTTTACTGAACCCATTACAGCATTATAAGGTTTTTTATCTTTATCATCATTCCAAGATGTAAATACCTGCCGACCAATATCACTTAATGATTCTAAATTTTGAAGAGGATATACATCACAATCTACATACCATCCTCCATGAATGAATAAAATACAATATCTAATGAAATCACATCTTTGAATATCATATCTAAATTCTGTCCAAAGATTAATATATTGAGGAAAATATTCACATATCAATTCTTCACAATCTTTTAAGTTCCACATTTTATATTCATATTTACTCGCCCAACAAAATCTTTTAGTTTCATCTACACTTTCTCTAAATACATCAATCTCATCTAACTCTTTTCCTTTAAACGACCAAAATACTTGATGAATAATCTTAGGGATCATTTATTAAAATATCATAAAATAAATAAAATAAAAAATATAATATAAATAATGTCGTTGTATGGATATGCCGATGCTCTATCACAAGGTACTGCTTTTAATGCTCGTGTAAAAAATTTTAATGATGGTGTAATCCTCCATAATGAAGAAGCAAGAAAAGAATTCAAAGAAAAAGTTCAACAGAAACAAAATGATATCGCAGATGATAAAAGGCGTGAAGAGGAAGATAGTGCGATATATGGATTTAAGGATGGGACAGGGTTTATAAGCACAGGTTTAGGTTTAGTGAAAGGTGGTGCTGGAATTAGAGAGCATGGATTAATGGGGTATGCTTCAAAAGAAATCAGTGATCGTGCGAAAAATATTAAATCTACGGCAAAAGCGATAGTATATGGTGAACCTCAACCTAAATCAACTACATTAGAAGTAGGTGAAGTAGGTGAAGATGGTAGAATTAATCTCTTTGAAGATGCTGAACAGGCGGGAGCAAATGCGGCCGAAGCAGGTGAAGTAGCGGGAGATGTAGCAAGTGCTACTGAACGTGAAAGTTCAGGTTTAATGACAGCTGCGATTAAAAAAGGTTTGAAAGTCGCTTCAGTAGGTAAAATAGGTGATGCTGGATTAAGTGCTATATCTGAAATAGGTGGGAAAGCAATCGGAGATTTTAGTGGTGCTTTAGATGTAGGTAAAAACATTAAGAATTTAGTGAATGGTTCTAATATATTTGCTGGTGAATCTACTGCGGATAAATTTCAAGAAGCAGGAGCAATCGCTGATGTAGCAGGTATCGCTTTCCCGCCCCTAGAAGTTGTAGGAGGTGCTTTAAATTTAACTGGTGGTATTATAGATGCTGTGAATGATATTTCAGATGATATGGATAAAAAGGATGATGATACTAAAAGACAAGTTCCCGAAGCAAAAATAACTTCAGTTAAAGTATCGCCTGCTTTTCAGAGTATGGGATTAGTCGCATCTCAATTACCTTCCGCTAAAACGCAGATTACAGGAACAGGTAGTTTTTAATTATTATAATTTTAAATTTTTTTGATTGTTCATATTATAAATAAATGAGTTCTTTTTTTGTATCCTCTGATAAAATTAAAGTAGGTCAAACTGATGTATCCGTTCCTAGTGAAAATGGACTTAATTATAAATCTGGTGGTAAGATTGATTTATATATCCCCCCGACATCTAAATTTGTAGATTTATCCCAGTCTCGTTTCAAGATGAATGTATCCTTTGCTTTACCAGCGGAAAGTGCTACATCTGGTTTATTAAGAACCCAACTTGACGCACAGACAGGCTTACACTCATTAATCAGATCTATTCGCATTTTTTCTGGTCGTAAAACTGCGTTACTTGAGGAGATAGAAGGTTATGATATTTTAACTGCTCTAAGATTTGATTATGAAACAAATGATAATTTACGTAGAAAACGTGCTTTAACTGAGGGAACTACTGATTATGATCCTGCGTGTCGTGGAACTTTAGGCACTACTAAAACTATTCAGGGTAATTGTTTCAGTAATCCTTACTTCTCTACTATTACAGGTGATTCTCCTACTTTAACCGCTTCTTTCGGAGCAGCCGATGATAATGAACTTAAAACAGTAAAGGGTGAACTACATTTAAATACAGGACTTTTCCGAAATGAAGCCGTCTTCCCAGCTCTCTTAACCGATGGTATATTTATTGAAATTTTACTTCAGGATAAGAAAAAGGTTTTCAGAAAATTAGATAGTGTAGCAAAGGAAAGATCTATTAGATTAAATCCTATGTTTCATTCCCGTAATGGTAGTGAAAGTGCTTCTGCTACTAGTGGTTCTTTAGTGAATGGTGGAACTCTGACATCCTTTTATGTGACGAGGGATAATAATAATACTTCTACTAATGTATTCCCTTTTGTTGTAGGTCAAAAATTCACTTTTGTGGATTATGATAATAAAGTAATGAATGCTTCAGTGGGAACTATTACTCAACTTGAAGAAGATACTAATGCTTCAACCGCTCCTGCTAAAATTAAGGTGACTACTACTGAAATTACATCCAATTTAGGATTCACTATCGGTGGAACAAATGCTTCAAAAGTATTTATGGTTGATAGAACACCTGATGAAGCATCTACCTATGATATTGATTATACAGTGAGTGATGTTGAATTAATCGTTAAACAGATTGAAGTTCCAGATGGATATGAAAATAGTATGATGAGTATGATGAAAGAAGGTGGAACTATCAATTATGATTATAGATCTTTTACTAATTACAGATACTCTCAACTTCTCGGGGATAATGTAGCAAATATTAGATTACCTCTTATTGAAAGTCGTGCTACTTCAATCCTATGTGTTCCTACTGATGCTACTAATTATTCAGCAAAAGAAATGTTATCATCCAGTAATACATATGTAGAACATAGTGCTGATAATGATGTCCTTGTAAATTCGTGTCGTAGTGGTTTAGTAGGTATATCTGATAATCTTCAAGAATATCAGTTTATCTATGATGGGAAGATTAATCCAAGTCGCAAGGTTGATGTATCTAAAATTTCAGCGAAGAATAGTATCTCTCAGCAGTGGTGTATTGAAGCAGAAAAGGGACTCGCTATGGCGGATATTGAACCTCTTTCATTCAGGCAGTTTCAGAGTAATTTCTTCATAGGCAGAGCATTATCACTCGGTAAAAACGCTGTATATGATGCTCGTGGTAAAGATTTCAATTTACAAGTTGAATATACGGGAGCAGCTCAGACAAAGAATAAACTATGGAATAATTATGTATCCCACCTGCGTCGCCTTGTAATCAAGAATGGTGGTCTGGAAGTAATGGTTTAAATTTTTTCAAAGATAGATAAATCTAAATTTTAAATTTTCATTAAATATTTTTTAAGTTTGTTATTTATATAAATAACATGTCGCAAATGAATGTAGAAATCGTGCCTTCGAACGTCACAGCGAATGGATCCATCTCATTCAAAGATGGTAATCCTGTAATTCAATTTATTATCGGTGAACAGGATAGAATGCTTTTAGGTCGTTCTGTAAGATTCACTGGTAAATTTAGAACACTTTTAACGAGTGCTTCTTCTAGCACTTCAGGAACTTCAAATCTTGCTATGAGTGAAAAATTAGGTGTATATTCTACTATTGATACACTCACTATAAAATCTCAAAAAACAGGTCAAACTATTGAAAGTATTAGGCACTATAACAGATTCCTATCCTCTTATCTTCCAGCAGTTAATTCACTTGATGATAATATGACACATTTATATGAAAGTGCTTTAATCCTTCCTTCATATGAAGCACAGACACAGAGTGTTGTAAATATTCCATCTAGTTCATCTACTCAAAATCATTTCTGTGTAAATCTTCCCTGCGGACTTCTATCGGGAGGAAACCCAATACCCCTTATGGCAGAGGCAGTAGGGGGGCTCCTGATCGAACTACATTTAAGTCCTGACTCACAGGTATTCCATACTATGGCGGATGGTGATAGTGCTTCTTATAGTGAATCTCTTTATGAATTTAGTGATGTTTCACTTGTAGCAGAACTCGCTGAACCTGAAGCTGATGTTTTACAACAGATGAAATCACAGCAATCTGGAACATATGAATATAATTCATTAACTTCCTATTATCAAACTATCAATTCAGCGAATGGTATTATAAATTTCCAATTAGGATTAAGTAGAGTATTAGGAGTTTTTGCTAATATTATCCCTGCGTCTCATATTAATAATCTCTTATTTGATGGTCTCGCTACTCTATATCCAACAAATAATGATGGCACTAGTGCTGATATTAAAGAACTATTCTTTACTCGCAATGGTAGCAAATTCCCAATTGATTACAATATTAATACTCTTAATCAAACTGATCCTAAAAACAAGGTAGTAGATTCACAAATCATTTACAATTATATGAATGCTATTGAAAAATTCGCTGATATTACAAGAACTTCTATCGGTCCTGTAAATTCAAGGTTATCGGATGCTACTCGTTTTGATAAAGATTTCGCTAATGGTGGATGTGCTTTCGGTGTAGGTGTCGCATATGATAATATTAGTGATCAAGGGATCGACTTTCGGAACGTCAATTTCGGCATAAATATGTCTCTGGACTTGACGAGCGATTCGCCTCAGGCGTTCTTCGTGTTCGTTCACAGCAAAAATACACTTGTATTCGGGCCACAGGGGATGCAGGTTATTCAGTAAATCATTTAAAGTTTTAAGGAGTAGAATTTTTGATAAAGTATATGCCATACAAAGATCGCGAATATGGATTAATGAAAAATAAAGAAAGGTCAAAGAAATCATATGAAAAATTAAAAGATGATGAAACATTCAGAAAAAGAAGAAAATTTGTTATGCTGAAACATTATGGAATAAAAGGAGATTATGAAGAAATATGGAGATTATATGAAACTACTCATAAATGTGAATCTTGTAATAAAGATTTAACTACTGGTCGTGGTGTAAATGGTAAATGTGTAGATCATCATCACGCCACAGGATATTTTAGACATATTATCTGTAATAGTTGTAATAATTTTAGAGCAAAACAGGATAGATTACATTTAAGTTTACTTTTAGATATTCACCGATATTTTTTTCTAAATTCATAATAAATATGCCGATTGAGTTTGATATAAATAAAATTAAAGATGATTGTAATATTTATTTTGAAACAGGTTTATGGAATGTAAAGGAAGAAGAAACATCATTATGTAAAGCGATGAAGATAAATTTTGATAAATGTTGTTCAGTTGAAATCAATTCAGATTTCATAGATATCGCTAAAAATAAATTTAAAAATGAAATAAAAGAAGGTAAATTAAAATTATTTAATGGTGATAGTAAAAATTTAAAATCATATTTAGATGATTTACAGATTAATCGTAATGATAAAATTTTATTCTTTTTAGATTCACATGGTAATGATTGTCCTTTAATGGAAGAATTATCTGCTATTCAGGAACTAGAAAGGAAAGATCATACAATTCTTATAGATGATGTAAGAATTATAAGAGGTTGTATATGGCGTGATAGTAGATATGATAAAAATACATTTGAAGATGTATTAAAAAATAAAATTTTAGAGATTAATCCTAATTATGAATTTACATATTTGAAAGGATATATTGATGATGATGTATTATGTGCGAGAATATCAGAACCACCCTCCGTCGCATTATAAATAATTTTTTTAATTTTAAATTTTTTTAACAATTCATTATATAAATATGGATATGAGTTCTACCCAAAATGCCGATGATTTTGATGGTGAGGTTCAGGAAACTATGGTTGAACGTGAAGCAGTTCCCCCGAATGTTCCTAATCTCTTACGTGTTTCCCCTATGGATACTACAACTGCTACAGATGTAGAAACGAGTATTTTAGATCCAGTCGTTAAAAGTGATACTTTTTGTAGATTTGTTTTCTTAAATAAAGGTATTCTACATAGTCATTCAAAGATTACATTAGCATTAACCGCTCCTGATACTAGTGATCGTTTCTATGCTCCTAATGTAGGTATTCATCAATTAGTATCTCGCTGTGCTTTAAAAATAGGAACTAAAACTATTCAGGAGATTGATGGATATAATTTCTTATCTGCTTACAAGTCTATGTTTATTTCTAATGAACATCAAAAAGAAAGGGAACAGGTTCAATCTGCTAGATGTATCGCCCACGAGTTTAGATATGATGATTCTACCGATCTCACTGCGGTAGGTAATAATACTCAGGCATTCTTTTATGGTTTATCAAATGGTAAAGAATATGATAGTGCCACTGGTGCTTCTTTTTTGGCTGCGACACCTGATTTAAAAACGCATGAATATACTAATATTAAAAATAATCCTGTATTCCAGATTGCTTTATCTGAACTATTCCCTATGCTGAAACAGACACAGCTCCCCCTATATATGATGCAAGAGCAGGTATCTGTTGAATTACATTTTGATCCTGTAAACGTAAATAGGTGTCAGAGGGCAAGTGGGGTAGGTACTGCGACATATTCAATCAATCAAGATGAATTAAAATTAATCGCAGATTACATATATTATCCTCAAGAAATGATGACTGCCTATGCGAATGCTAATCAAACTATCACCCTTAATCATTTTGATTATCGCCATAGTAAGGTATCTGTATCATCTACTACTGATGATGGGCAAACTCGTATTAGAAATCTAGGTGGTGCTGGTCGTATCGTCACTAAAGTTATTACAGGTCTTCAAACTGATGATGCTACAAGTGATGCACAACTTACAAATAAATTCTGTAGTATTTCACCTGAATCAAAATATACATTCGGTCAAGCACCTGCGGCTGGTAAGCAGAATGGTTCTCTTACAGTGAATGTTAAATACAATGATAGATTTTTATATCCGATTGATGTAGTTAATCCTGCTCGCGAGTTCCACAATACAGCACAGGCAGAAGGTATGGTTCCTTTTATCACTCGTGAAGAGTTCTGTGCCGAAGGAACTGCTCTAACTGATGATGAATTTATGGGCAGTGCTCAAAATTCAGGGGATGATGGTGATGAAACTGGTATATTAGGTCGTTTCAACTGGTTAGCATATCGTCTCAATCGTAATGAAAGAGTAAATACTCGTGGTATTGAATATTTCTACAAGTATGATGGTCTTGGAAATGGTGCTAATTACACTCAAAGGTCTTGGTTAGAACTCGCTAAAATTACAACGATTAGCAATGGTTTCGCCACATCTACATTACTATAATTTTCACAAATCAATTTGCTAAATTAAAAAAAATAAATTTATTCTTTATATAAATGTCTCAGGGAGGAGGTTATAATCAAACTATTTTACTTGATGCTAATAGGTTATCAAGTGAAGAATATTCAGCGAGTAATCTCGCCGAATCAGATACCGCTATTTTTACAAATAAAGTTTCAAATGGTATTACCATTGATATTGGTGATCAGGTAAGTATTCAATCTGCTCATATCGCTCAAAGAGGTGCTGGTGGTTCAGTTATTCAAATGGATGGTGAAGTATTAGGTGAAAAAACTATTACTACAACTGAAACTACTAATTCATCGTTTATTGGATTTGAAAAATCAACTGATGAACAGGGATATTCTCCTACTGGATTTGCTTATGAAACATCTTCAAATGAAACACAACAAGTTAAAATGAAAGATAATCAAGCATCAATAGTTATTTCATATTATAAAACTACTAATGGTGAAAATAATATTCCTTTACCGAGAAATTTTGGTTCAGCCTCTATGGGTAATGCTAGTTTTGGAGCAGACCCTGCTGGAGGAGGCACAACGAATGCATCATTTTGGACTGCTAGAGATACGTATGCGAAAGGTTTAAATACATATTATGTGAGTTCTTCACATGTATTTAGTCCTGATTATCACGATCAATTAGCGATTTCTATGATTGATGCGGATTGTAATGTGAGAAAATTAAAACAAGATAATAGTAAATATACAATATTTAAAAGATCTGAAATAGTTTATAGGCAGAGTGAATTATCATCTGCTAGTAATGCTTCATATCTTCAACCTGTTAATACTAAACCTGATCCTGCTTTAGGTGAATACAATAAGATTCTACAAAAAGTTGACCTAAATATCCCAGCAGGTTATAATTCACCTTCTTCAATAGCAAGTGATATAACAAATGAATTAACAAAAACAGAACCTACAATTAAAATTATATCAGATAATCTTACAAGTGTAGTGAATTCAACTATTTATAAAGCGTTTCCCTGTGCTAATTATTATATGTTCAGTGCCTCTGGAAATCAAGATTTTTTTAACGCAAGTCTCGGTATCAGTGGTTCAGCCGCACCTGTAAATGTGGGAACTAATGCTTGTAATACAGCGAATGCTGTAAATTATTTAACAAATTATTCTCACATAGGTTTTAAACGACCTGATTTCGTTGAAAGTGGGAGAGCAGGTTTCCAGTATCATGGGAACAAGTTAACAACAAATATAGTAAAGTCAAGTTCTGGAACAGCGATACTCTATACAAATTTTTCATGGAGTGATGCTACTATGATAAAATTAAAGAGATTTTTTGATTCACAGAGATTATATCCTGAACTTTTAGATCACGCTACAGATGCTTCAAATGATTTAAGTAATTATGCTTCAGTTTATCCCAATGCTACTAGTGCTTCTTTAAATGCTTCATTCAGAAAAGAAGCGAGGTTTCTTCATTTAGGTTTATCTGGAAGTGGTAATACTGCTACTGGAACAGATGCTTTAGGTTCAGATATGTATAATATTGCTGATACTACAACAGGCACAACCCCTCCACGAGCAAATGCTTCAGATAATTCATCTATACCTATATTTTTTTATTTTAATGAAAGTTCAAGTCATTTAACAGCAGAACAAACTACAGGTGATAGAGATGATAATTTAGCATATGGATTCGCAAGAAAATATACTGATGGTGCTTTCACTTTCATAGCATTGATTACAGAACCTATAGGGGGGATACCTACTGCTTATTTCGGTGAGCAAACTGGAAGTGTTATCGGGATAGATACAAAAATAGGATATGATTATCATTTTAATGGTTATGGGAACGCAGCCATTATGTTAAGTAGTGGATTTCATCCTTTACAATATTATGGACAAATTGAATACACACAGGGAAAGGATATTCGTCAAGTTTATTTAGGAGCAGATAATGCTCTTTTAAATTTTGATGATGTACAGAGTAGATTTGAATTAAGTAATCTTCACGCCCCTGAAAAAGTAGGTAATTTTTATACTGCTGGTGATCCTAATCCTTCATCAGATGTATTCGCTCCACCTCCTTCATCTCAGGCAAGTCAAGATTGTTTCAAGATAAATAAACAATTAAAATATGATTCATGGTCTCCTGCGATGCATCCCTATTCTCAGATTGATCTTTCAGGTTCAGCTACAGATGGAACACAAAAAACCTTCATCCCGATGAATATAAATATGATAAAAGGTTTAATATATGATGCTCACGGCGGTATTACAATTGAAGACATGGGGATAGATGAAAAATTCTGGGAAAGATCTATATGGGGTCTTTTAGGTTTTGAATATGGTCAGTTTAATGCTTCAGGTGATATTGATAATATCAAAAACATAAATAATAGATTTTCAAATGAAGATTCAAATTCATCTGGAATTACAACGAATGCTGATGTCACAAGTTTAGATGCTCAGCAGTTTCATAGTAATCCATATGGAACAAATATGTTTAATTCAATGTTAGGTTCAAATGTAAACTTTTTTAATACTCCTCAAGTTATTAATAAATCAAGTTCTTGGCCTGTTCCTCCCGGCTCACCCGATCACGCTGTAAGTCCTGCTATAGTAATCGCATCAGATAGTAATAAAATTATAGCAAATCAACTCCCTAGAAAAATTTTAAAAGGATATTTCCTCATAAATAGTGATATATTAGATACAGCAAATTATTATCAACTCTGTAATCCCTTACAAACGATGGCGGTGGTCGGTAAATATAACGCGGCTAATGATTTTATTTCATATGATGGTGGTGGTGCTGTATTTACAGCGACTCGCAAAAAAACCATTACATCCATTAAAACACAGATATTAGATCCTGAAGGAGGCACGGCAAATGTAGGGGATAATTCAGGAGTTATATATCGTATAGATAAGGTGATTAATACAGATTTGAAATTTGCTGAAACTTTAATGGAACAGATGAATTCTAAAAAGTAATCTTCAAAAATTTTCTCGGTTCCATTTCGGAACTTTTCAAAAAATATTAAATATTTTAAATTTATTTTCAATATTGAAATACATTAATCTTGATCAAGGTTTTAAAATTATACAAGGTTTTAATGATATCAATTGATAATCATTAAAATCATCAAAAAATGAACTTAAAAATATTTCTTTAAATA